ACAGTTGTAATCCTGGTCTTTTATTCATGAAGATCTTGGTAGATTCAATAGCCTCCACCTTCCTTGTTTCAGGAAAGATATTAATAAATCGTTGATCCTTGAGGGGAGAAGCTTCACGATTAGTCATACTACCAATAAAAGGTAGTCTAATATTCTGTGAAGATTGTTTAGTTGTTTTCTTATTTGTAGCCATTATCCACCTCTAAGGAACTGCTGTTTATATAGATCTTGTATTGATGGAGCAGACATACTGTACATATTAGGCATTCCTAGATTAGACTGTCTTTGTGGTGTTTGTTTTTCTGGTTGAGTGCTTGTAGCATTAAGAATAGCTGGTAGGGTCTTGATAACATCCTCACCACCAGTAAGTCCTCTCTTATTGAACAACTCTTTTAATCCAAATGAAGCAGCAGACTGGCCTAACTTATTATATGAACCAGGATCAGAAGCACCCATTCCTTCTGCTAATTTACCTACCTGTCCTCCAAACAAAGAAGACAACCCAGACAACACTCCTGAAGTAAGAGCACCTTTCCCTCCTTGTTTATTTACTAATGAACTAAGAGCACTCATACCACCTGATTTAAGAGCCTCTGCTGAGATACCAGTAGCAGCAGATACATTACCAATAGCTGATGCTATATTACCACCAAGGGCACTACCAGACCCCATAGCAGCACTGGAAGGAGGACCAACAAAGTCAGCACCAGCTCCACCACCAGGAATACTACTAAGATAAGAACCTAATCCAGACATAGCTAAACCAGGAATAGGATTACCACCTTGTGCTATAGTATTACCAGCACCTGCTACCATAGCAAAAGGTCTAAGGGCAGGATAGAATATAGAAGCTAATTGTAATGCTGGAGCTACAGTCTTTAATGCCTTTGGAATAAATCCACTACTCTCATGACTATAAGATGAGGAGTCGTAGTTCTTCCAACCAGGAAGATTAGCAGCATCTTCAGCACCTACAAATACATTATCTCCACCAGCTCCTGAGACTAACTTACTCCAACTTTCTGGGTCATTATATTGTCTTCCCATGTAAGTACTACTTCTAGTCTTTCCACTAGTATCAGCAGAACCTTGTGAATATGGATTAACATACATTGGATCATTTGGATTAGCTGGAGTTGTATCCATTCTATAACCAATGATCTTTCCATTAGCTATAAGAGGAGTACTACCATAAAGAGTATTCAATCCAGTTATAGGATCAGACTTCATATTACCACCCAGATTACGGTGATAAGTCCAGTCTGTTATACCTTTCTTATTAGGATCATTAATAAACTGACCAAGCTCTTCCCATCGTTGTATATCAGATATAGATCTACCATACTTCTCTTTAGAGTCTAATGAGAGGTGTCCTGCTTGTTGTAGAGCAGCACGGAGTTCAGCTTCAGAGTTAAACTTACGGATTTGAGCAGGAGTATTACCTTCATCAGAGTATACTTCTGGAGTATTAAGAAGATTGTGGCTCCATTGTTCAGGAGTAGCAGCTATTTGTCTGGTACCCATCCAAGGTTTATCAGAGTTAATTCTATATGATTCTGTACCAGCTGCTACAGGATCATGCTTTGTAAGTCCTCTTGAATAAGCATAATCAGAAAGGACATCATTAAGTCCTTTATAAGAAGTCCCCATAGAAGTACCAGTTTGATCTAGTACATCCCATTTACCAAGACCTAGATCTTTAGTTTGGTACCCTTCAGTACCCCATTGAGCATTACTAGGATCAAAGTCTCCTTTGTAGTAATAGTTATCCCTGAACTTAGTCATGTCTCCTAAAGTATCAGGCATGTAAGGAAGGATACTAGTATCTACTGCTTTACCAGTCTTCTTATAACCACCCTTCAGAATTTGATCTTGGACATTCTGATCCTGTGAAAAATCAGTATCTCCATAGTAGTAATACTCATTACCTAGTTTAGATAGATTACCACCTACGTAATCTGTTAGTTCTTTATCTACATTCTGATTACTAGCTAGTTTCCTACCCGCACCCCAGAATTCAGAAGGCTGCTGAGCTTCTTGGATTTGAGGAGCGAAGTCACTAGTAAATGAACTGGGAGCATTACCAGCTTGAGAAAGAGCCTGCCTCCGTTTACGTTTATCAGAACCAAATCCCGCACGAGAGAGAACATCTTGTGTTTCGTCTAGTCCACTTAAGGGATCATAAGCCATAGCTTACCAACCCTGACGGTTAATTCCGAAGTAAAGCGACCCTTCCTCTGTACCTATACTAAGGGCAAGATCTTTATAATCTTTAGCTACCTTTCTTAGATGACCATACTGATCAATAGGAAGACCATACTCAGGAGCAAGCACTTCAGCTAATCCAAACTTCACTGCTTGAAACCATTCTTGTGGAAAGTCAGGAGAGTCAGTAGCAGCATTCATGTCCTCAAAAGGACGTTGGTAAACTAGTTTAAGATAATTACCAGCAGAAGCAGCAGTAGCATTAGGAACAGGAAATACTGAAAGAGTACCAGTAGTAAGTTCTGGGTTGTACCAGAATTGAACAGGTTGTCCAGATGCTGTCTTGTTTCCGAGACGCATATATTCATCCCGAGTAAGCACAACCATGGGAATATCAATATTAGTTTGAGCAGTGTGGTAGTACCCAGCTTGCATTCGTAAGGGTTTATCTGTAGCTATAGGAGAAGTAGGACCAAATACATATTCAGCCTGTCCAGCTACCATTGGCATATTGTAAGTACGGATAGCCCATAAGGGCATTCCATCTGCTTCCCATGCCTTTACCAGATCATTCAATGCCTCACCACCTTCAGTAAGCATTGTAGCAGTTGGAGACTCCCCCTGTGCTATTACACCAAGAATCCGTAAGGCTCTTGTTATAATAGCATCTCTTGTTGTTGTATAAGTAGTAGACATTTCAGGAGGATCTCCAATTGGTTATTCGGTTGCGACAGCCTTTGCTTTACAAGAAGGAGCTACAGCAGCAGCTTCACTAGAACAAAGAATAGCTACAGCATCTTCTACTAAACCAAGACCAGCAAATGATCTAGCAGTCTCTCGTTTAGTGCATTCACCATCAGTCCAACTAGTACCAAAGGACACACCAAATCCAACACCACTACCTCCTACAGAAGTACCACCCATACAAGGAGCAGTTGGATATACATTACTTACTTGGACATTAGGAACATTACGTAGTTCACCACTATACCTGACTCTACCAGAATCAGTTACTGTGATATTCTGTTGATTACCACCACTAGTAACACTAGAGGTAGAAGAACTACCAGAAGCACTACCTGCAAAAGCAGTAGCAGCACTTCTCGTATCAGAAGTAATACGGTTGTTATTTTCATTGATGCGAAGTTGTGCTTGACCTTGCAGTTGTCCTTGTTGCTGTTGTTGAGTCTGACTACCACCCTCACTAGGAGGATTGTCATTACCGATACCAACTGCCATAGATGCTGTTGAGATAAGACACGTTACAATCATTAAAAGACTTTTCATTTGTTTTCCTTTCGTTATTAGCTAGCTTTGCTCATAGTTCACAGCCATTGAATAATATTCTGTGTACTTGGTTAGAGTAGGCAAGGCCTCCCCCTACAGTCGCACCACTCAACGTAATAGATAGTGCTCCAACATATTGTGACGTTGCTGTGTTGTATGCCACTCCAGTACTAGTAGAAGACCCTGCACCAGAGGTAATAGTGATACCTGTCACGGCATTTTTAGACAGTGATGTAGGGTTGAGTCTGTCTTGGACTGGAAAATGATCGAGTACCTGTCCGGCTAGAGTATACGCTAGTGTGGGTGCCCTTATATACTCGGTAGCAGTATTAAAGATGAATGCCGGCAGATACCTCTGACATAAACTCAACTCAGTTCCATAGGGTCGAGTCTCGAAAGGCGTGGCGACTGAGCCAGGTTCTAGTTGCCAATTTGCAATGTCACACTGGAATCCAGCCGAACTGAAGGACTCAATGAACACCCCAAGATAACTGTTTGCTCCAATTATCTTGCCACTAATTGATGGTAGTGTCAGGGTTGTAGTGATCTTTGTCCATGTACCATTGGTTATGGTCACAGCATTAGTCGTGCCTGCTGTATCAACTGTGGTACTGCCCCCACTCCCAAAGTTTTGCCTGAAATGCACGGTCGCCGTGCGCGCTGCGTTACCTTTGATGTAAAAACTTAAGGTTACTACCTGCCCAGCCAAGGTTCTGACATCCTCTACTTTCTGCCCAAGATAACCACCCGTGCCGCTGGAATTAAATGTACACCGAGCGTAATTGGTTGGGTTATCCGGTACGTCTGTTTGCCCTGCAGTAAATGTGCTAAGTACCCATGTAATCGGCTGGGATGCTTGATAAGCCAAGAACCTATCAGGTCCATAAACCTCAACCCCTATTCCTGTAGTCCCAGAGTCTCTCTGCCAAATATTAAACTTGCCGTTGATAATCTTGTTCCTAAATGAGAACGCACTACCATTAACTCCAGTAGCTGCGGTCATGTAGTCTGTTCCTGCTACAGCAGTCTGTAGATTCAAGCCATCTGACTTAACCATACCTGCTGAAGGAGGTAATGTTGCTGCTGGTTTATTTCCTACGAAACTCATGCTGTCGCTCCTTTGATCAAACTAAAGCTAAGAACCAGTGCCTCGGCCAAAGCCCCACCACTGACGTTACGTACATTAATGAGCGCCGCTCCGGATGTACAGTAATCGACCCATACTTGGTACGAGTTATTGGTCCCACCACTCGCCAGATGACATATCAGGCAATCACCGGCGACAATCAGAGAGTTGTTTAGTTGGAACTGAACGGTTGTGTTGGCAGCGAGGCTCGCGGCATTCATCGTGATCTGCCCCGTAGGCCTATTCAGCGTTACAGCTGTTGCCTTGCTGGTGGCCTGTACAACTGTACCCCCTGCGCCTGTGCCATAGCCGAGTCCACCTGTAGATGAAGATAGTGTGAGGTTTAATGAGGAATCAATCCGAGCAGCTTCAGCCCCGTCAACCTTGAACTGGAGGAAAGAGTTTGCACCTACATTCGCAGGGTCTGCCTCAAGAGCCGCAGAGCGACTTGAGTTGCTCAGGTTAATTAGTCTGCTGGAGTAGTTAGTCGAGCCAAGTTCACCAACTCTGACTTCTGAAGTGGCGTGAGACGACCCCAATATTTGCAGCTGCCCGACAGAAGCTGTGGGTGTTGTACCAACCCCCACATTCCCATTCGTATCAATCCGCATCCTCTCCGAGCCACCCGTGTAGAACGTCATTGGGAGGTAGGTGCCGGTGCCGGTTATTCCCGAGAGAAAACTCACTGCTGACCCAAACGTCAGCATCTCTCCAAAGCTTGTATTTGCCGGGTCTGTTGAACTTGCGTAGCCGGTGTATCTCGTTGCCGTTGAGCTGCCATTGGGGATTAGTCCTATTTGAGTCGCCCCATTCACCGTGCTCGTCTGAAACATCACCCGATTAGCAACAGTAGCGTTGCTGAAGTCGCCTGTGATGCGATTGCCTGTACCAGTAAATAGCAGGTCATCAGCTACTGTTATATCCTCTGGTAGTGTAGCTACAGGGATTGGTTCATTTCCTACATAACTCATCGCTCGCTCCTCTCGCTGCTCGTTTCACTCGTCATATCATTCCCCTTACTGAGTCAAGGCAGAGATAATCACATCTGCTGACGTAGCTACTGAACTGGTCACAACAACTGTATCTCCTGTCTCAAGCACTACCTTATCAATATCTCCATTGATAATAATAATAGAAGCACCAGCAGGGACATCTGCTCCCATAGTGCCTACAGTAACTCCACCAATCAAGTAGTAATCAATACCACTGTTCTTAACAGCAGCACTTACTTTAATAGGAGCAGCAGTAGTGTTAGTTACTCTCATTCCAATAAGTGTATCTGATGCTGGTCCAGTAAATGTATATACAACTGTTGGTGTATTAGTGACGTTCTTCGTCAGTGTTCTTTTAAAAGCCATGATGTTATTCCTCTATTAGTTGATCAGCCAAGTGCAATAGCGTAGGCTATGGCATTACTTGTTGCTGCTGCTTGGACAAATGATGTAGTAGCAATACTTGTGTCATTGTCTCCTGATGATGGGTTAGGTGCTCTTGGATTACCAGTGAATACAGGACTAACTATAGGAGCATATGTAGCAGCTGCGTCTGTAATTTCTAGTTTATCATCATTAAGATTAATAAGGTTCTGGTCCATCTCATTATTAGTGAGAGGAGAACCTTTACCAGCTCTGGTTATGATCGTTGTCAATTTAGCTCTCCTTAGCCAATTGTAATAGTCCAACTGATAGCAATAGTATCAGAAGGACCTTTATTAACTACAGGATAAGTAACTCTAGACAACATAGTACCAGCAACACCATTATTAAAAATACCTGCTTCTTGTAGAGCACCAGTAGCAGCACCAGGAGGAATTGTTTGTGTATAGATAATACTATTACCAGATACAGAACCACCAAGGATACTAACAGGTGCTCTATATATTTCTGCTACAAGAATTGTCTCTGACAATGTTGGTACAGTAGCATCAGTACCTACAGCAATGTAGTTCATAAAAGCAGGAGGAGGATCATTCAACCTACCAGCAACCCAGTTAAGACCAGCAGTTACTACCAAGTTCTCTACATCGATTGTATTGATAAGAGACATATCCTTATCAAAATGGAGAATCTTGACAAAACCCCTTACCTTTTTAATTTGATCTTTCATTTTTGTGAATCTCCATGTGATTACGGATTAAAGACTACTATATCACCAACGTAGTCTTCAAGGAAGTATGTTATCTCTACGTATGGATTAGTTAAACTACCAGTTTCTGTTGGTGTTACAAGTTCTACATGAACTACTGTTGGGAAGAATGAACAAGTACCTATATATATCTCACTAAAGTATGTAGAATCTACATAGTCAAGAATACATATCTCTCCTGATTCTCCAGCGTATATAAAATCATTCTCTGTTACTGAAATATTATTAGTTGTGGAGAACTGTTCTGATACTGGAATAGTTTCATTAAGAGCTACTGCTCTAAGTATAGTTACTAATTCTGATACTGGTATATTATCGAAGTACTCTTCATAATTCTGGATGATGATAATAGCACCAGACTCTGATAATGTAACTAGATCTTGCCAACCAATAGAATCACTAAATACTGGGTCTTGTTTACTTCTAGCCCACGGTATTGCTATATTATCTTTACGAGCACGAAGGAAGTCCTGAGGATGTCTCGGTTCCCAGCATGCTTGACAAACCATAAAACCATCCCATCGCTTCTTCCCTTTGGATGATTTAAGTTTTTGTCCACAAGAATCGCAAGTAAAATTATACTCACCACTCTTGAATAGCCAACCTCTACTCATGGAATAGATACCGCAACTACATAAAGACCATCTGGTTGTTGTATTGTTGGATCAATAGGTATGGAGCCATATGCTCCAAAATCTTGTACTGGTGATTGGACAATATAAACCTGCCCATTAATTGTAATGGTATCACCAATCTTCAAGAGTTCATAGTTATGACTACCACCATCAGCATCTATATAACTTACATTAAATCTTCCTAGTACAGCATCACTATGTTGTAATTCACCAGCCACCGGAGTAGTACCTGTTGGAGGAGTAGTATAGTTATATCTGGCACTGCCACTTGTCGGTGGTGCCTCAACTAGTTCACTAGTTAAATACCCAACTCCAATACCAATACCATTTAGTGACATGATTACCAGCCCAGTTGTATAATATTTGTAGCTGTCGTAGCAGCCATGACCCTACCATCTTTCAATTCTACTGGCATAAAAGTTCCCGTAGGAACACCAACAAAAGTAACAGGAGTAACACCAGCACCAGCTGATAATACAACCGTACCAGTACCACCTACATAAAGACCTTTACAGGACACTGAAGTAGTATCACTAGGAGTCAGTGCCAAGAAGTTTACTGCCGATGAGAATACTTTAGTACCCATTATTATTTCCTTAAAGAAAGGGGTGAGCCTAAGCCCACCCCGTATTACTAATTAATACGCTTGTCCTTGCGGAGGAATAACGTATTCAACTTTTACCATCACAGGAGTAGTAAGAGTAGCACTTGCTTTAAGATACACAGGGGTATCCGCTGTCAATTGTACACCTACACCAGGCCCTGTGGCAGCACCACCAGTAGCATAACCAGTACTATTTGGAGAAAAAGCAGCAAGTAAATTACTGCCACCATTGGTATAACCTACATCAATTGTCTGTGTGGCATTAGCACCAGTACAGATAGTATAGATTCCAACAGGTACAGCGTACTTCGGGAGACTAAAGGCATGAAAGCCCGTAGATCCATCAGCAACTTCCAACTTACCAAGCTTTACTAGTGGGTCACGTGCTGGAGGCGACAGAACAGTCACCCCCTGCGGTCCATTAACTTGGAGTCCCATAATACTTAGACCCCAGCCGAACCGTACACACCACGCGGGTCAGACCAACCAAACGAATAACGAGCGGTAGCCTTGAACTTAGCGTTCTCAGTATCGAAGTCATTATCCATCTCGAAGGCATCACCTCGACGCTCGAAGTACTTGAGGCCATCATTGACATTAGTCAACAGGAACCAAGCATCAGCATCGGTGAAGTAGTGATTAACAACTACCTGAGGAATGACACCCTTAGTCTTGATGACGTTCGGATCATTCAAATCAGTACCAACTCGACCATCAGCCTCAAGGATACGAGTAGCTTCAAACTGACCAGACGAAGCAACAACAAGTTTCTTCGGAGTAGCAGCAATCAGCAAACCACGATCATCACGGAAGGCATAGATATCGATAGCAGCTTGTTCAAGAGCAGCTTCACTCAAGTCAGCAGCAGTGCCAATCTGATTCGACCAAGTACCACCAGCCACATTGGGGTGAGCAGCACTAATCATTTGGACACCATCACCACCTTTATAGTTGATGTCAAAAGCACGATTGAAGATGTTAGCACCAACAATCTCTTTGGTCTGGCGCATCGAACGAGCAAGACCTTTAGCCTTACGTTGTCCAACAACATCATACTGATCATCCTCAAACATCTCACGAGTCACCGCAAAGCCAAGGGCATACACCACATGGTTGTAACGGGTCGTGAAGCCTTGACGTTCAGTATCGTACTCAATAGCAGCACCCTCAGCTTTGATCTTAGCCAGGCCAAACCCAGAGATACCTACATCCTCTTCATATGATTTCTTAGAGGTATTCTTTTCAAACAGCTGATCCCATTCCGTAGAATAGTCGTTGTACGCTTTGCCGTACCAGGCATTTACCCCAGGCCAGAGGGCCTTGGCAAAACTCGAAGTGGTAATAACAGACATATTAGTTCTCCTTTTCTATTAAACGCCGAGTGCGCCGAACGTAGCGGTGCCTGCGGTGTCTGTGTTGGACTTGAACTGATGACGGTTAAAACCAACCAAAAGTCGTGCGGAAGCTACACCAACTTCATTTGCAGGCGATTGTACAAACCCACGAAGATTGAAGTTAAGAGTACCAGTAACAGCTTCAGTACCTGCATCAATATAAGCAGGAGAAGTAACAGTAGCTGCAGTACGAGTACCATTTGCATGCGATGCATTCAGACCAATATCAGTAGTGAGGAAGGTACCATTAGATACTTCAACATCCATGATGATATCAGGGCTGTCTGCTATAAGCAGATAACCATTAGCACCAGCAGCAATTTGTGCTGCGGCAGGAAGATCAAGTGCAGTCGATCCAGTGGTAAGACCACCAACCGGCTGGAACTTGCTGTGCATTACACCAACGACGATACCAATAGGTACATCACCAGCACCACACAGATCAACACCAGCAATACCATAAGCATCGGCTGCTGTTGCGAGTTTAACTACATCACCAATAAGAATCTCATCGGTGGCAGCGGTAACACTATACAGATTGGCTTGACCATTGTACGGTGCTCCAGTGACGTGTTTAACGGGCTTAAAGCCGTTAATACGTGAAACGTTTGCCATAGTAGGCTCCTTTCATTTGCATTGTTTAATACTTGCTCCAACACAAAGAAGGAGCCGGTAATGGATTAACTTCCGTTAATCTCAATTTTACCATACATACCTTCAGAAGCCTGTCGTTTCATAGACAACTCCGTTTCGGCAGTGCGTTTAGCTTTATCCTCTTGGTCTTCATTATGCCAGTCGTTCTTGATTTTCATCAAGACAGCTTTAACACCACCACCCACAGATGCTGTAACAACAGACCCCTCTTGTGTTGGGTTTACTACCCTTCGTTCACCAATCTTAATTTTAGGATCGGTTACAACTTCGTAGCCTTGTTCCGTGAGTGAGGCAACTCGATCACCGATATCATTCACTACACGATAATGAAATGCGGGATCTTTCCCTGAGACATTAAGTACATTACGTACTCCATTAACTCTCTTGCGCTCTGGGCGTTTTGCTTCGAGCTTTGCTGCTTTTGCTAAGTATTGGTCTTTATCCATTATGATTCTCCTAAATATTTAATTGCTTTCTTAAGCAGGGATTCGCTATCTTTTAGTAATCCAATTGCTGTATTACAATTACTACACAACAACCCTCGTACATTTCCGGTTGTGTGGCAATGGTCTACATGAGCAACTTCTGCCAAATGTTCTATCCCTTTATGAAGTTTTAGTGGCACTTCACAAATAGCACAGACGCCTTTCTGATTTAATAACAATGCTTCATAATCTTCCCAAGATAAATTATAGATTTGTTTAATCCACATTGCTCTTAATTTATCTGGGTTATTATCTTTCCAAACCTTAGACACTAATTTTTTATGGCTTTTACAAACCTTATTAGCATAGTATCTATTGCATGCTTTACAATGACAAGTCAAACCATCTTTGCGTTTCTTGTCTTTATAAAAAGAATCTAAAGTCTGGTTCTTTTTGCAACGAGTACAAGTTTTCAAAGCCCTTTAATCTTTTTAAGATCAGCGATGTATTCTTCTTTTGAAAGTGCCCCAGATCGTATAAACGTATTCATGACTCGTCGTTCATCTTCAGTAAGGGTAAAGGTGTCCTTATTAGAAGCTGTACTACGGGTTGGTGCTCTGGAACTTCCTTCAACTGCTGAAGGTCTCTCTTTGTTTGGATTACTGAACTTCTCTGGGAACAATCTCTTGACCCTTCCTTTTACATACTGAAGTACTTCTTGAGGATTAAGATCTGGATTAGCAGCAGCATATGCTGTACCAACCTGATCTGCTACCTGACGAAGTTCTTGATCTGCGACGTACCAAGTATTCTCTTTAACCCAATTAACAAACTCTGGATGAGGTTCATTTGCTTGCTTCTGTGCTTGGTTTTGAGCTACAACCTGCTTTGCTTTCTCTTCAGCAATACGGTCATCAATCTCAATCAGCCTATCGGCATCACCAGACTCAAGCGCACTCTTTTTCTCATTCCGAAGTTCTTTAAGAGCTTCTTGGTATTCTACTTCTCTTACCTTTTGATGATGATCTCCAAGAGCTTTAAGAGCTTTACGTACTTCCTTTAGCTCACGACTCTGGTGTTCAATACGATCAAACAACGGTTTTCGACTTACAAATTCTTTGGCATCAACGAATGTATCGTCATCACCATTGAAATCAGTTTTAGGTTTCCATCCCATCTCAAGAGCACGTTGCTCTACTTCTGTGAGTTCCGGTTGATTACCTTCTTCATTACTTTGTTCCTCGTCTACTTGAGGAGATACTACTACTTCTTCTTGCTTAAGTTCTTCACTCATTATTTAGTCCTTTATAATTGCCAAAATGTCTTGGTCAGAAACAATTAGTAGTTTCTCTTCTTTGTGTGTTATCTCCTTACCCGCATATTTGACAAAGGTTACTCTGTCATTGGGCTTGAGAATGTCTGGTCCTCGACCGTAATCTTTATAAGCTGTTGGACCAACACTAACTACTGTACCATACTCAACTGCCTTCTCTTCTCGTTTGTCAATCTGAAGATGGA